GTTTCACCCTTAACTTCCTGAGCACTATAATAAGGATCAAGTGCCCAACCGTTCTGCCGCGCAAATTGCTGGGCAGTGTTTTGACGCATGATCTGAGTACCAGCAGTCGTCTGGCCCTTAGAAAGAGCATAACGATATCTGATGTAGAAAATCAGACTTGCAGGCTGACTCATGGGCTGAACGCCGACAAGATTGTCAGCAATCAGTTTCGGATATGACTTCCGAATGAGCGGAAGCGCAAATCGCGTGAAGTCAGCGATGTTTGCTGTGGTAGTTTGGTCTTCAAGGATGACCGATCGATTCTCAGGATTCCAAGCGTTGTACTGGTTTTCAAGAATGGCTGCCATTAAACCAAACTTGCCCTGAGTAACCTCGCGGCATTTACTCAGAACTGGCGACCATTTTTTGACCAGTTGATTCTTCTTGGCTTCATGAAGAACGCCTGCGCGGTGCAGATCAGTTTCTTCCGTGAGAGGACGACCAGATGCACCCTCAGTAAGGTGACGGCGCTGCGGGGCGCGTTCCCTTCGTGTTGGTAGAGTCATCTTAATCTCCTAAAAATTAATTAAATTAAATCTTCATCCATGTCGCTGGCAATTGAATCCACCCCAAACCCACCACTGTTACCAGCAGAAGCAATGTGTGAATCCTTTCGCGAAGGAACAGGACGAGGATCTTGGCTTTCAACTAACGTTGCGCGTGTCGACACTGGTTGGCCAGACTGCCTTTTAGCATCAACGCGAGCGGGCTTTTCAGGTTGTTTATTCTCAACGATTGTGGCGTCGGCTTGCGCCTTCGCCTTTTTAGCTTCCAAAATTCTGTTTTTCTTCAGAACCTTTTCAGCCAAAGCAGTTTGTCTATTCGCCGTGGCGATAGCCTGCTGCTTACTTTCAGTTACCGCCTTAAGCTTTTGCTTTAGCCTTTTAACATCAGCTTCAAGTTCTCCGTTCAGCTCTCCATTTGGCTCGATCCCCTCTACCAAGGATACAATCGATTTGAGCCTGGAAATAGCTTCGGACTCCCGAAGGGCTGATTGCTTAGCAACAGTTGCTTCAATAGCAGCTCCCTTAGTTTCACAAAAAACCTGCACACGACGAGCCAATTCACGCTTATGCGCTTCAGTCTCTTCAATGCACACCTTCTTTGCTTCCTCAATTTTAGCCGAATACTCGGCATCAAATTGCTCACGCAAAGTTGATTTGTAATTTTCTAAAGATTCACAAATTTGTTGGGACAATTCGGATTTAACTCCGACCTTTTCCAACAGCGATTTAATCTTTTCCATTTTATTGGCTCCCAATAGTGTTCCAATAATATTATATTTGACCGAAATCCCAACAATTAATTGCTACATGATCATTTTAGACCAAAATACTTATTGATTTCTTCAACAACCATGTCTTGGTAAATTTTTTGATCAAACATCCCGTTCGATTTTTTAAGTGGCTTCAAATGCTGCTCCAACCCCTCTCTAATGTTCAAAATGGCATTGGAAACAGATGGTTCTGCAACAGCATCCCATGTCACAAAGGAATACCCAGGCAATACTTTATATTTTTCTTGCCCACCAGATTCCACAACTTCCATATCTCCAACACCACGAGAAGAAATGCCAACACGAATATTATGCTCGAATAATCCCCTCAAGCATGCTCCGCATGGTAATTTGTGCAACACTTCGGCTTCACCATAGACTTTTCTGCCTTCCATCCATATTTTAGTAATTAGATGGCTGACTCTGTCTAAGTGAATTTTAGCGTCTGCTGGGTGATCATACTCCCCCATTACGGCTCTTGATGATATATCCTCTTGGATAGATTGCACTGCCGGTGCTAACACCTCACGCGCATCATAGACCCTACCATTAGCGTTTTCTATATCACCTTCTTGGAATAATCCAGTGACCCTAACGGCTGGTTCTTCTTTTCCATTTTTACCTTCAACAACAACATTTTTCTTATCAAGAACCTGAAACGCAAAAGTATCGCGAATCAATTGCATGCCGGATGGAATAGTACCAGTTTCGGCAATTACACGGCGATCAATAAGATTTTCTGATATTGCTAATTTTCCTCGTCTTGTGGGAAGCATTAATTGTCTCCCTTTCTTGCAACAGGGGGCTTAGTTCCAGAGCCATCATCTTTCTTCAAGCTAGGCCCAACACTGTCAAGTTTATCATTACTATCCTTAGGCAGTTTGTGCTTAGGCATGTCACGCTTGTTGTCTTTAACATGCTTACTATACTTGCTGCTTTGCGGATGAGTTATGTCCTTATCCTCAGCAACTTCCTCATCTTCGTCTTCGTCGCCAATAGGACCTTCATCGCCAACAGGACCTTCATCACCAACAGGACCTTCGGGAGCTTCGGGAGCTTCGTCATCAACGGGGCCTTCATCATCCATGTTTTCAAAATCAGGCATCGCGTCAGCTGCTGGCTCGGGCGGCAATGGCGTATCAGCCGCAATAGCGTCTACAGGCTCCATCCCAGCAGTTTCATCTTCCGGTCCCATATCCATGTCCATGCCAGGCTCCATGTCCATGCCAGGCTCCATTTCACCCATTTCGCCCACTTCAACGTCACCATCGACTTCGACAGAAATCGAACCATCGGCATTGGCATGAATCGTGGCAATGGCTTCTTCTAAAGCATCATTTTCGCTATCGCTTATCGGGCGCAATTGCTCGATGTTGCTGTCAAGCCACTCTAAGAAACTATTAAATTCCTCAGACCCAGTGACTATAGCAGTGGCATCTCTGTGTAATTCCGATGGAATTGGAATTTCAACACTACCATCTTCACTAAGGATTACAGGATCGATGTTGGAATCACCACCATGATCATAAATGAATTTCACATCGCCCATTTGGCCCAGTTTACCGTCGCTTTGCTCTTCGATCCAAGTGACAGATTTTTCTGTGCTTTCAGTGGCATTGACACTATTTCTACGCATTCCATAGCGTCGTCTTCGAGTTGGGCCTTTATATTGATCTTCGTCGAGTTCTTCTTCATCGTCTGCAATATCATCAATAAAGTCTTCTTCCTCTTTGTCTTCATTACGAATTTGAAGGAAGTTTTGAATAACTTCATCGACTGCGACACCAATTTTGTTAGAAGGAACTCTTAATCCCGCACCCTCAATGCTTGCGCGAGCTAAGTCATCAAGATTTTCCGTAAGATCAGAACCTTCCAATTTGTGTTCTTCCGCCAGACGATTCATAAGGTTAACAACCTGAACCATATCCCCGGCATCAGAAAGAATCGGCGCTCCATAGTCACTCATATCCGTGGTAGAAAGTTCATTATCCCTAATTGCGTAAGGATCTGCGCTTTCCTCCCATGGTTTACCGGAATCGCCATCATCATCATCGGCACCATCGCTGTCGACGGCATCATCGGAATCATCGGAATCATCAGAATCATCGCTACCAAATGGCGGAGCAGCTCCAGGAAACGGTTTATTTTCTTTAATAGCAGTTTTCTTTTTCTTACTTTCAAGTCCTAAACCTAAATCTTCTTCCTCTTCTTCACCGCCACCGCCTAGCATGTCAGCCAGACTTTCTTCTTCACCAAGATCTTCATCTTCAATGCCTTCGTCTTCAAAATCTTCGTCTTCAAGATCTCCAAATTCCTCATCGCCAAGATCTTCGCCGTCTCCACCAGAAACATTACTGCTGCCTATGGAAATTAATGGCGCGTTGATGTTGATAACAGGCGATTCAGATCCGCCAAGACCTTCGCCGCCCAACTCATCGCCCAACTCATCGCCGCCCAATTCATCGCCGGGCATGGCATCAAAATCGCTGAGATTTTCATTCATAGCCAATTCTTCTTGAACAGTAGCTATGAGATCTTCAGCTTCATAAATCGCGCTGTCATCAAACTCAGGGTCTTTGAGACGGCTAATTAGCTCGTTCAACTTACTAGACATATCGTTGGACTCCTTGATTCTAGGAGTCTTGTCTTTTAACACTTCGAGAGTGGTCGCTAATGCTTCAGCAGCGACTTCTCTATTTGAAATTGCTTCGAAGATAAGATCTAAGAACTTATCATACGCAGCTTCAAAGTTTTTACTACCTTCAAGAATATTGACATTTTCTAAAAGAACAGGATGCTCTACCTTCTTCGCAATGTTACGCCATTCTGAAAGAATTGTGTCTCTATTAACTTTAAGGTTAGTGCGATAAAACAATGTAGCAGTGTCATCGCACAATTGTTGATTAAAGAAACAATTGGCCGCAAGCGCATTTTCAATAAGAGTCTGCGTTTGGAAACGGTTTAACAAAGTAAACTCTTCATTTTCGTTTAAAAACGAAGAAACCGACTTTATTGCCTCTTCAATTTTATCTCCATAAATCAATTTAGCTGCGTTAAATATTCTAGTTTGAAAACCTGAAGACCAATATGCGTTTTGAGCAGCTTCTCGCATGTGCTTTCCTACAAGCTTGCGAGCTGCCCATTTTGTAACCGGAAGTTTAACCTTTTCGCCATCATCAAAATGTCCGGCAACCACTGAATCATTTTCAACCACCACTCTATCGCTAAGAGACTCAACTAGAGCTGCGATTATTTGCGGGCGGATTTCTTCATCCAATGCGTTGTCACCTTGGATCTTAACCGTACGCACAACACCATCTTTTGTACGAACAAGACCAGAAGAAGGGACTATGCGACCAGAAAATCGCTGGCCTGACATTTTATTGAACGCAGAGGCCATTGCTTTTTGGTCATTTGCTTCAATCGCATCGATTAATTTAAAGCAACTTTGCTCAAACAAAGCCTGTTTCTGCTCTTCAATAATTTCAATCTGTCTGATGTTTTCGATCGCGATTTTGCCGCCTTTTTCCCGGCTGCAATCCGCTATATAATAATCATGAGAATCAATATCTTCAATGTACAATTCGCCAGAATAATGATTATCCCGATTTATTCGTTTGATTTTAAATGAAGCAAGTTGCCAATTTTTACCAGCTGCTTTTCCCATTTCTGTGACTTTCGATTCATAAAACGCGATTTTCGCTTGAGATGAATCGTTAAGTGCTCCCAGAAACTTACGGCTATCCATTTGAACTGGACCAGCCACTGTTTCCTGATTTTGAGCCATCGGTATACTCCTATGTCTTATGTTCACTACACACAATTAACTATACTAATTTTGAACGAAAATAACTTTATGTAATTGCTGTTAGTCTTCTGGATCCACAGGAATGTCATCTTCTGTGATATCAGTCTCTGTGGTATTGAATACCGAAGAATTGCCAGTCAACACATCGCGCGTCTCTTTAATAGCACTATTCCTCTCGTCCTCGCCGGTAGACCATTCAACTATTATCCCGTCGTCTTTATTAGGATCATGCGGGGGACGAAATTGCCCATTGCTACTTGGTGTAGTTTGTGGATTTGTCGAGGATAAACCGTCCAATTCTTTCATTTCTAACATGTGATCAAAAGAATTGGTTATTTGATTACTAGGACTAGTATCCTTCCCTAACCGTTCACTCCACTTGTTAACCAATTTCATGACTTCTTTGGTCTTGTTTTGTTTTTTCATTTCAGCCAATAAACGTTTTTCTGCTTCATAATCAAAGCCATCTATTATTGGTGATTCTTCCTCTGCACCCTCTTCGCCCAATCCGCCTTCCTCACCTAATTCCTCTCCGCCCAATTCCTCTCCACCCAATTCCTCTCCACCTTCTTCTCCACCCAATTCCTCGTCGCCTATCCCCAATGCTCCTGCTGGCCCACCGCCACCCGCGCCGCCAGCAGCTTCCACTTCCTCCATATCCTTTAATTCTTCTATTTCATCAGGAGATAAGTCAGTAAACCGAGTGACAATCCATTCCTTAGGAAACCAACCAAGTTCTTTGAGTTCAGCCATAACGCCAACTCTAGTCTGCCATGTTTCTATTCTGTATAATTCTTCCATAGCAGAAGTTGCAGTGAGGGCTATGTCAAACCCCTTCAAATCGTCAACACCATATCCTCTTAAAGCAAGATGCACTATTGCTATTTTGGTTAACCCCGACGCAACTTCCCTCTGAACCCATTGCACAGCCTTAGCAAATTCTGCATGCGATTGAGACAATGATTTATCATTGGCTTCGCCACTACCTTCCCCAATCCCAACTCTAGAAAATGGGATTTTCATAGGTGCTATCATTTTCTTCTTAAAATATTCAATATCTGCTATCTGATCTAAATTTTCTGCGCCCGGCAACACATCAATATCAGGACCAGATCCATCGGGTCGCTTGGGTAAAAAGAAATCATCTTCTTGGATCAATGGAGAATATCGTTCATCAAAAGTGCCACTAGATGGATTATAAAATCGCTGCCTTTTAAAATTCCTTGCAATCATTTGCATATATTCAGGAACTTCTTTAGGAGGAATTAACCCCACTGGTATTGAAAATTTTCTCTTTTCAGGAGCACGGGTAATACGATAAATTAAAGCCGCATCTTCCATCAATCTCAATTGTTTAAATGCTTTCCTGCCTCCATCGAGAATGGCTCTACCATATGGATGATATATGTTTTCAAAACTCGTAAGCCTTAAATGCATCACTTGCCAAGGATGAAGAAATAAAGGCTCTGGCACTAATTCATCTTGGTAAAAGAATCCTACTAAATCACCATATCTTGTCTCAATCCTAGTGAAATTATAGATATTCATAAATCGAATAGACGACACGCCATTTCGATGCTGATCTGGAACTATTTCACAAGGAAAATCGCCATATTTGCATAAATATCTAACAGCTGGTCTTTGATAATTATCCCATTGCAATATGTTGAAAAATAAATTTTCTAATTCGCTTTTAATTCTTCTATTGTGAGCGCGTATAATTAATGTGTGTTTTCTTTCTGGATCGACCAATGAGGCTTCGTCGGCATAAAGATCTAATGATAACGAAATTTCTCCCGTCTGATCCATCTGTTCATAATCTTTATATCTTTCCAATCTGTTTATTTGCAAATTGGTCTGATCTAAAATTGCGCCTTGCTGGCTAAAATCCAAAAACTCCGCGCCAGCAGTAAGCCTATCTATAGAAGATTGATCTTGAAATATACGATCAGCTTGATATATTTTATGACTACGCGTTAACGCACGTATTCTGTCAAATAACAACCAATTGCTAGGCATATGAGTCCCCGCACCTGCGGATATAGATGGTTTAATAGTATATTTACTAAAGATATATATTGACTACCGATATTTAATCGTGAAAGAATTTTCTAGGATTAACTATCGGTTTGCCATCACTAATCGGTATTGCTCCCAATTGCGAAGCATATTTTTCTATTTCCTGCTGCGCAGAAACTTCAGGCAATTGGTCGGGAGCCAACGCCATTGGCATCATTAATTGGGGACCGCCTTTTTCAACAAATAACTTTTGATCAGCAACCACTTGCTCATTACTGATCGGAGAACCACCACCAGACATACCCAAATCATTATTGCTATTGATGGGAGTAAGATTAGAAGAGTCAACTGTAAATATATCAGTAGTCCCTACCAATGATAAAGCAAAAGACATAACAAGGTCATCAAAGTTACCTGCACCGTCTTCAGCTTCTGTTCTACCTGTATCTCTGCCAGCTCTGTCTTTTTTACGAACATAAGTCTGGATCTGCTTTAACAACCTTTTACTATTAATTTTATATCCATCGTCATTATTGTCTCTAATATTATTTAATAAAAATTTATTAAGAGTCGCTTTGCTAGACGAACTTGTATAAAAACCATAACTTGCAACTTGCAACGCACGTGCCTGCGAAGAATTGGAAGCACGTGGTTTATCGTTAATGCCTTTTTTTCTCCACAACCTAGGATACATCACGCCATATCTTAATTCATCAATCAAAGTATCCCCGCCATTATTTCTTTCCACCACACATAAAGCACAATTGTACCACCTACCTATTCGATCAATATATTTTACCAATTCGCGTGGCAAACATCTCGCCATAAATTCTGCGACTTGCGTCATCGTATCAACGCATAATACCTGTATGGCATGATAATCTCTACCTTTACCAGTAGCCGTATCAACACCCATTACATATGAATATGCCGCTTGGCCAGGCTGTATTATCTCTCCTTGTTCATTTTTCACATTGGGTGTGGCACCAACAGGTCTATCCCACACCCACAACCCTTCATCTGGTTCTGTAAACCCAAAATCTAAATCTTCTGACTCACCACTAACAGGGTGCACATAAGTTTGTAATCCATCTATGCGTTCAAAATCATCATTTACCGTTGAAGTGACATGGGTGATAGCTGATTTTGATAAAACAGTATTGCCCGATCCAACAAAAGATGCCAAAATTTCTTGTTCAAATTTCCACGCTTCGCCTTTTTCTTGCAGGGCTTTGTATTGTTCTTCTAACCACGGAGACCAATATGGCCCATATTTTTCTATTTCAACTTGATCAACGCATTTTCTAACACCATCAGTGGGCGCAATCCTACGATGCTGATTAGACAATGGATCATCATACTCAATTGACCAATCCATATCCCACCAATTGATGGTGATCGGATTAAAGTTGTTCAATCCTGCTTCAGCATCAGTCCATGTGTTCCAATACCAATTTCCAATGCCATTGGTCGTAGAAATAACAATAACATTACCACCATGCTGCAATGTTGACCACCCACCTGCCCATAAAACATCCATACCATTAATAAACGCAGCTTCGTCAATAATGTTTAATGATGAAGCATTCGACCGTAAAACATCTTGATGAGATGTTAAAGACCGTATGCTAGAACCATTTGGAAATATTATTTCATGGTCATTCATTTTTGTTGGCAGCCAGACTTGCCTCATCCACTCTGGCAAATTGTTATACAAAAACACCACATTATCTCTAAGAAAATTCATTGCATCTAAATCTGTTCTAGATACAATCAATATCGTTTTATTAGAATGAAACATCCCAAACCATGTGGCGAATGCTCCAGCTATTTTAGATGCGCCAGACTGGCGACATTTTCGAAATATATTAAACCTATGCGTTCTAAATTGTTTAATAGCATATTGTTGATATTTAAATGGATCAAAATCTATGATGCCAGCAGCAGGATGTTTAATTTTTGCGAAAGTTCGTAAAAACCAAACAGCGGACTGCTGGCATCTTTTAATAGCCTGTGATTGTTGAGGATCAATATTCATCTGTCATTGGCTGATTTAGAATATCATTTAAATCACTACTACCAACAGCAACATTATTTTGTTGCACGTTTATTTGGTTTTTGGCAGCAGATATAAGTTTAGCACCGGCATCTATCATTTTAACCGCTGTGTCATTGATATTAGCTTTTACTTCTACGGCTTTAACTAAAGCATCGACATACATCCTAGGAACTCTGTCAGCAGAGTTGTTTCTAATAGCATCTTCTACTCTTTCTTTACACATTGCTAAAACAGATTGTGCTTCTTGCCTATCAGACCTGCATGCCGCAAATATTTCTTCTGCCATCGCCTCATATCTTTCAAAATATACTTTAATATTAACATCATCTTCAACTGGAATAATATCACTAGGAATAGACGCAGGCTCTGGTAACGATATTTGCTTGCCTGCGACTTCTTCTGCGACTTCTTCTGCGACTTCTTCTGCGACTTCTTCTGCGACTTCTTCT